AGAACATAAAGAATCGCATAATGGCTGGGAGCAAGGGCGGAAAGCCGGGGCAGTGGTCAGCCAGAAAAGCGCAGTTGCTTGCTCTTGAATACAGAAAGGCTGGGGGTGGCTACAAGGGTAAGCCACGAAAGACTCAGCGTTCGTTGAAGAAGTGGACACGGGAGAAATGGACAACATCAGATGGCAAACCAGCGATACGAGAAGGTGGCACTCGTAGGTATCTTCCTGCTAGTGCTTGGCGTCGTCTTACACCTGCGCAGAGGGCAGCGACGAATAGAAAGAAAATCAAGGGAAGTCGCGCGGGTAATCAGTTCGTTGGAAACACAGAGGCTGCTGAGAGAGCGGGTCGCAACGCCCGCAACAAGTAGTTAGATTTCTACTTTTTTTCTTGCCTTCTTAGACATCATCTGAAAAATCAACTTCATACCCCGTATCGCCCCTGCTTGTCTGTCCAGTTCGGCACGAATGTAGTCCACTCTCCTGTGGAGCCTTGCAATAGCGACCCACTGGCAAGCAAGCGCAATAGATAAAACAAAAAAGAGAATGGTCATACTCACCTCCGTCAAAGAAGGTTCATATTACCACTTTCCGAGAGGGCAAGACTCCATTTCGTACTCAACTTTTGTGAGCAGAAAACAGCCGCACAACTTACATTTCTTTCCCCACTTGCGCATATGCGGGCATTTCTTACAAGCCGCATACCTGTACGCAGCGACAGCGAGGGGCACCTTGCGCAGGGGCCCCGTTACCTCAGTCTCGTCTCGCATTTCAGGCAGAACTCCGACCACGGGTAGTAACGACGCATGTTGACTGGATGGGTGCAGTCGATTGTTTCTGTTACAAAATCATTGACTGCTTCACGAATCATTTGAGACATTGTCTTGCCAATCTTCTCAGAAGCCTGCTTCCATCTCTCCCTGTCGTACTCAGTCAAACGGATAAGCACGGTCTTGTCTGCTGGACCAGACTCTGGCGACAACTCTGTGGAGATGTGTAGACCCTGCGCAATCTCGTTCTCTAACGCAGCCTCTATGTTCTTGTTATCGCTCATCGATAATCTCCGCATCCACAATGTCAGAGTCTATCAAGACTTCTTCATTTCTTGTTGCTTGTGCCAATATTCCAGTAACAGTAGCAGATGGCAGCACGCCAGATGCTCCCATGATTTCCAGCAGTTTCCGTGCCTCTGTTTCTGGGTCGAAGGCGTTGACGGCAGCGGGGCTGGCGGCAGCACCGGCAAGAGTTGCGTTTATTGTGGTTTCAGTGTTTCTGATGTCCATGTTGACATTGATGTTGTTGGACGAGGACTGTTCCATACCGAGAAGTTTTGCTCTTCTGTCTATGATTGACAAAACCTGCTGTACAGCCTTCATGTCTGGCTCGACGGCTACTTCTGTACCGTCATCCATCTTGACCTTACGATGCTGAGTCAGGGGCCAAATGGCTGCTTGTAAGTTATCCAAACGCTCTAGTTCCATGCGGAGAACCTCTGGGTAGGCGAGCAACGCCTCCTTGTTCATCTTCTCCAACTGTCGGCGCACAGCCATATTAACTGCGCTGGTTGACATGTCAAATCTTCTTGCTATCTCCTGAGCGGAAACGCCAGCCTGACGCATCTTGAAGACACGGAGGTCCCGTTCTGCCAGAAACTCTCTGGTCATGACTTTATTTTGTTTGCTCATTTGTTCACCTTGGCGTATTCCAACACTTCAAACGGGAAGAGTTTTCCTCTCCTCATTTTAGTAGGAAATGGGCGTTCGTCACGAGCACCTCTGAAATGTCGTACATCGTAAACATGAAGCCCTCCTGTGAGGTCTGGTGTGAGCGAGATGCCGAACTCTGGCCAGCGGGACCACACGGCGGAGCCGAACGGGCGAAGTTGGCGATTTGTCATGCTTTCACCGAGTGGTGCGTGGTGTTCCAACCACAGGGCGCATTTGTACACATCTCTGATGTAGTCAAGATAACGAGCGACTTCTACTGCGACTGCTTCTGATGTACGACCACCTGGGTCAATGAACGCCTTGTACAGCGGACCCATCACAAGCAACTCTGGCTTTGCGTCCTCAATAGCCCTCTCCAACACCATTCTGTCCTCGGGTTTGAGCAGGTCCAGCCCCGATGGTTTGACCAGCAGTTGAGCAGACGGGTTATTCGTGTATCCACGAGCGAGGGCAGTCTTCATGATTGCGGTAGATGTTCTCCTGATGATTCGCTCTGGGTTTTCAAGGTCAACCGTCAATGTCCTGATTTGTTTCATCTTTTGATAGGTGAACGGATGTATCCCACAACCAGAGAGAATGGCTACCTGCCGTGCCAACATTGTTTTACCGACACCCTCAGCCGCCACAACGATTACTCGCTCGCCACGCTCAATGAGTTCATCTATGACCCAGTCATACGAATCGTCTCCACCCTCGTTTACAAACGAAGCCCAATCAACCAGTCGTCCGAAGTCGGTCGGCTTATCCCTCGCTGCCAGTAAAGCAATGTCTTGCGCTCTGACAAGAATCTGCTGTGGGGTGAGGTCGCTCCTGATGAGGAGAGCCTCCAACTTCGACTTTGCGTCGGAGAAGACATCGGCCTGAGGCGGGGCCTCGGGTTCGTTCTTTGGCGCATATTCGAGAGCAACGAAGTCATCAAGGCTTCCACCGACAGCAAGGTATTCGCTTACATCTTTGCCCTTTGGTGTAGCCCATATGTTTGCGCTACATCCAGCCTTTGTTAGTTCTTCAAACACCAACTTTGCATGCGCTATTCCTGGTTCATCATTGTCTGCGATGATTTCTACTTCTGCACCAGCAAGCACAGCGGTGTGTATGTCGAGCCACTTGCCAGCCCCGCCTGGCATCGTGGTCGCAATAATGCCGAGTTCAATAAGCGTGTCGGCATCTTTCTCTCCCTCAACGACCCAGATTGGGTATCCGTCTGCTACTGCTTTTACAACGGCGGGCAGGTTGTACAAAACTTTTGGCGTATCACCTAACGAGTATTCCCAACCACCACGACCATCTGGTTTGCGCTGTCTGAATGTTTTCTTTCCAGCGCTGTCTACATATCGCAACTTTTGGAACAATAAAGTTCCATCAACATCATTGTAGTTGTATGTCTTTACTAAGTCAAGTTTTTCTTTCGTTCTCTTTTGCGGAGGGAACAAAGAAGCCATTGTCACACCAGCAGATTCGCATATCTGCTTTGTTGAACACGGTGAGCCCCGATGACATGTAACAAGAATATTGCCAGTTGATTCGTCTTCAGATATTGACAACGATGGATTGTCGTCATCATTGCGACACGGGCATCGTGCTTCCCATCCATTTGCTGTTTCTCTAACACCTTTTAGACGAGAGAGAAAATCATCTGTGTGTTGAAGTGTCACTGCTTTGCAGCCCTCTCCAACAAAAACTCTCCGCCGTTTGCGTCCCGCAAGCCGACTCCCTTGAAGACGATTCTGCCCTCTCTACCAAGATTCACTTTGCGCTCCCAGCGAAGGCGAGCACGCTCTTGTTCGTCAAGTCCACCCCAAATACCCCACGGTTCCCACTGTAGTGAATACTCAAGACATTCTTGCTTGTGTGAACAACCAATACAAATCGTTTTTGCTTTTTGCGTTGATTCACGAAGACGAATCAGTTCATCACGCTTGCCTGTTTTTTGAAGTGGAAACCACCATTCGGTCGGATAACCCTTACAGGCCCCGTCTTCCGGAGCAAACACACCTTGACCCACTATGCCTCCCTGTTGTTTGTTATGCGATTCACATCTTTTTCAGTGAGGAACACTGTCGCATAACGAACACGAAGAATACCAGTGTCATCCGTTGTTACCAAATCAACAGACTCGGTTGGTACACCAAATCTCGTAGCAATGGTTGCACGCATCAAGGAGAACTCTGTTTCTGCTGTTGCCATTTCATCGTCTGACGCAACTGGCAATCTGACAGGAGGTGGTATCGCTTTCATTTCGGATACTCGTGTCTCCGTGCGTAGACATTCAACGCATGCAAGTTTCGGCGATGTAGATGCTCTCGGTCGTGTCTCCATGTGACCGCACGAAAGCACATGATGGTATTTAACTTTTCCCCAACCGCCGACTCTTCGTATCTCAACTACTTCGCGACGCGGGGCTTTGCGATGTTCTGTCGTCACAAACGCATAATAGCGAAAACCCCATCCAGCAGGGGGTACTGGACGGGGTTCGCAGATGTTCCGCTAATGCGGTTTAACGATTTAGAAAGGTTCGTCTGCTGGAACCGTTACACGCTTTGGTGCTGGCTTGCTGGACGAATCGCCCTGATTGGACTTACGGCGGGTGACTGACTCAAGTGAACCAACACGAGCGCCAATCTCCATCGCTTTGATTTCGACGGTTGAACGCTTCTGACCAGTCTCCTTGTCGTCCCATGAACGCTGGTCGAGAGTCCCGACCACGATTACGCCCATTCCCTTTTCAAGAATGTTCGCAGCGTTCTCTGCGGTGTAACCCCATGCAACAACATTGAAGTACGCAGTCTTTTCGACCTTGTCGCCATCTTGGTTGGTGTAGTTGTCATTCACTGCGAGAGAGAAAGTCAGTTGTGCCTTTCCACCAGTGGTGAACTTGAGTTGTGGGTCTGCTGTGAGATTTCCCACGATTGTTGTCGGCGTGATTGCCATTGCTGTCTCCGTATCTACTTTGTGATTCCGACAAGTTGCATCCTAGCCCATTACATGCCATACTGCAACTATGCAAGACGAGTTTCAGGTACGCCTCAACACAATCAAACATATGTCACGAATGTTGCTTGAAATGGCAAATGTTGAGTTTGACACAATGACCCCCGAAGAAGAAGAAGCCTATCTTGAGGATTTCGAGGAGGTAGCCAACCACATGCTTGATTCCATGGGCTTTCAGGCGGGACCGTCTGAAGACGGGGCGAGTTTTACCGCTACTTTCTCCCTTCAGGACCCCGAGAAATACATCCAAAAAAAGTTGGCTGAAGAGGCGTCCGCAAACCCTTGATACATAAGGGCTACAGCGGGATACCTTCGCAAACCCTTGCTGGGTAAGGGTTTTAAGGTGTAGACAACCACCGCCCAAGCAGGTAAACTGGTATTAGTTCAGTTATCCGCTGACGAAATAGGCAGGCGCGTGTTATTTGCTTGTTGACCTATCCCTCGGACATTGGAGACCCATGAAGAAACAAACCCTGGCTTTTGCCATTTCCATGCTTTTATTCGCCCCCACTATTGCACTTGCAGAGGGGATTTCTGAGGAGACTCCGACAACAACGGAAGCCCCGAAGGTGAGCACAATGGAGGTGGTGAGCAGGGCTGAGCAAATCAGGTCCACCATCGTTATCCACAAAAAACCCCGTCCATCAAAGCGTTTTTGGGACAAGGTAGCCCAGTGCGAGACTGGTCAAAACTGGCAAAACAAAGGTCGTTGGGCTGGCGGTTTGGGCTTCTATGTAGGTACATGGGACCGCTTCGGGGGTAGAGAGTTCGCCAAGCATCCGAGCGGGGCAACCCGTGAAGAGCAAATAATAGTTGCTAATAGAATTGCTGTTGAGGGTTACCAAACAAAGTCCTACAGAACACTCGACGACAAACTAAATAACAAGCCATATTTTCAGCCAGCAGTAGGTCTCGGCGGGTGGGGTTGCTACAAGTCAAAAGCCACAGGAAAATACCGGATGGCCAAGCCCCGTTACTACCACGCAGAGGAGCCATCACTTGTCCCCCATGCGAAGTTCGTGTTCGGTGAAAAGAATCGGATAGTTAGAGACCTTCAAACATGGTTGCTACTCCCTGTCAACGGGAAGTACGACAAGGAGACACGCCGTTGGCACCTGAGATGGCTCAAGAAGCGGGGCTACTCCACCGAGGGCGTTCCGCCAATACCAGCAAAATCTCCACCAACTTCTGTTGTTCCGAGTTGACGTTTGCCCCCTTACATGCCATAATGATGGTAGTGAACAGGCAAGAACTGAAATACCAGTACGGGCAAGAAGTCATACTGCTTTGCTCGTGTAGCGCACACCGTTCGCACCTGATGGACGGTCGTGAACCTCGCTGTCCTCGCTGTGGGGATAGAACGAAGTTTCTGCTCGGAGATTCATACGAAGAGATTGAGTCTTATCACGGATTGAAACGTTAGTCCCGCATACGGGTTGCTAACTCAATTGGCAGAGTAACGGACTTTTAATCCGCAGGTTCTGGGTTCGAGTCCCAGGCAACCCACCAAGGGCTTGTGGCGAAACAGGCAGACGCGCAGGATTTAGGTTCCTGTTCCTTTTGGAGTGAGGGTTCGATTCCCTCCAAGCCCACTTAGAACTTTGACTCTGTGAAGCGGGGCGCTTCACCACACTTCCAAGAAGCCTCTTCCTCGTTGAACCAGCACCCACACACCGAGCATTTCCCCCATGTCTCTAGTTTGGGCTTTGCTAGTTCGTAAGCCTCTTCTTTGCTGAGTTGCTCAACCCAACTCTTCGGCAATGGCATTGCCTTCATCGGGTTAGGAACCTGTACCCATGCGTGTGAAAGCCTGTTTTCTGCCCGTTCTGCGTCGGTCCCGTTGAACGGCTTGACTTCGCCAGCCCGTTCTCTAAAGTTGCGGAGTGTCATCTTCTGGCAGGTTGTCCCATTCCATAATCTCGGCGACAATCAACTTTGCGTATTTTCTGCGGAGTCTCCACAGTTTCTCGTTGAACTCACGGAGAGCCTCTGTTTGTCTAGCCTTCTGTGCGAGTTTGTCGTCAAATGTTCCGTATGTCTTGAATGCGATGTTGTCCAAGTCCGGGGCTTCAATCAGAATGTCCGAAATCCAGTCAGCCTTTTTGTCCATCGCCATCATCAATTCGGCTAGACCGTCATACCCGAACTCGTTGTAGACCTTTCCAGCAACAATGTCGCAATAGGTCTTTCTGTACAATAAATCGGCAGTTCCCGAAGCCATGAACTGAGTAAGAAACTCAGCCATTATCTCCGAGGGTTCTTGTTGGTCGTCATTCTCATCCATGTGACCCCCAATGTATCACTAACACCATTGTGACATCAGGGTGTGTCAAGCCAGCGAAAGAATAAGTGATTGTGCCTCAACCTTTTTGCGGGTGACCCACGAGTTGTAATCCATTGATGCGATTGCTCGCTCTTCTGGCTTGGCGTCCCGATAATGGTCTAGATACTCGCCGACTGCGTTGTAAGCAGCCCAACCATTGAACCCGTATCCGCCTGCGTTTTTGTCGTTCACATACAGACCACGAACAAGGAGATGAATGTCCTCAATGTTCTTCTTCTGTCGCTCTGTTTCGTCTTTTTTGTGTGGGAACACTTGATTGACAATCTTGTCCAACTGAGAAGAACCAGCCGGGACTGGGATGCGAAGCATTGTCTCAGCCATAGAAACAAATGATGTTGCCCACATTCCTGACATCGCAAGAACTTCACTCGCCTGCTCAATGGCATTGTCTGCGTTGCGTGTATGACGGGCTGTGAATACGGCGTTCGCTGCACGCAGCCCCGACATAACCGTGTTCTTGCAAACGGCACGAATAGATGTGTTTGCGTAAGTAATGGGCGTCTTTCCGTCATGTCCGTTGCGAACAAGCAGATAACGCTGAACCTTGTCATTCACGCCATGTGGGTCAATGAACAATGCTCCGAGGTCAAGACAAGCGAAAAACTCACGACCCTCGTTGAGAACACCACAGGTATCCACGATTGCATCGCCCTTGGATGCCCCGACAATGTCAAGCGCACGGTCAAGACAGTCCTTGTTCTGCTGTACGACAAAACGAGTCCCAACTGTTGACAGACCGTCTATTGTTCCATCTGGATTTAACCGAACTGTTGCTCGG